TAAACACTCATAGGATTACGAGCATACCCCTATGAGACGGCATATCAAAGGAATATCAAAGCGGGCCGTTATTACACCCGAAGGACGTAATATAAAAATCTGGCTACACAGCGTTGTCGTAGACACGAAGAAACGAGGCAAGATACATCGTTATCAGATAAGCGGGCGGTACTACATAGACGTTCTATACGACAAGATCATAGATAAGGATAAACCGAATAAGAGCATAAACCTATACCATCAAGGTACTGGATACCCTATTTGGTACCAAACATGGGACGGCAGCAAAACAATGGAGCATTACGCCTCATTAATACTAAGGCGCTGTATCACCCACCAAATACAACGTTCTCTATAGGGATACTAATTAGTAATCGGTAATAGCCTACACCGCAGAAAAGTGCCGTTTCTTTGCAAACATGTGCAACTCGGGCGTAACCTAAAGTAGACAAAGCACAAAAGCCCCTGATAGCGTATTACCTAACTCGGGCGTAAGTAAACACCATAGCACCCCCCTAGGCTGTTAACCCCCTCAATCCCCCCTCAATTCTAGCTTGAAGTCAAGAAGAATGGCGGAATTCTGCCGTTTTTAATGATAACAGTAAAAGAATAAGGAGGTGGAAATGATGGAGGAGGAGGAGTTAAATTGCAAATGGTATGCAACTTAGCAACAGTAAATGAATAGATAGACGGCCATGATGGAGGAGGAGAAGTTGACTGTAAGTATCATTCCGTATGGCGTAATAGCTTGATGTAGATGTAAATCTGTAACTATACCGCATAGCGTAATGCCATGATGAAGGAGAAGTAGAAGCATTGCACACGTCTGCAAAAGCGACATAGTTAGTTACTTTTTCCTTCCATTCGGTTGTCGGGCATGCTAACTTAAGAATGCCAATAACGGCAAAACATGCAAAGGATAGCTACCATGGCCCGTAAAATCAAAACGCCCGCGAAGAATAAGCCCGCCGCAACTCCCGTCGAGAAGAAAGCGAAAGCGCCGAAAGTGATGCGCCCCACGCACGGTGTGACAGCGGCATACGCCGGAATGTCGTCCCCGTTCAACTCCGCGAAGTCGCGCACGGCACTCGTTGTCGCTGAGTTCGGCACTCGTCCCGATTACGTCCTGACGGAACGTGCGTGTTCGGCGCTCAAGCCCCTCAAGAAGAAGTTCTCGGAAACGCCGTTCAGTCGGCAGGACCTTGATGCGGGCGTCGCAAACGCTGCGATCCGCAAGGGCGTCCTCAACGTCGTGGAAGGCCAGAACGCCGCTCACGAGGACTGCCAGCTCACTTTCACTGATATGGCTTTCTAACCCGAAAGTCAGCGTTACCCACAAGGGAGCGTGAAAGACAGGGGAGTTCCTTCGGGCGCTCCCCTTTTTTTGTGCAGTAAACAGTAATCAGTAAATGTATAAGTAGGAGGAGAAGATGGAGGGAAAGTATACGCTAGGCGTAGACCGGGAGGCGGTGTTGTATCCATGTAACATGACGGTAGGCGATATACCAGAAGTGCTGACCTATTGATTGGGAAAGTAGAAGGGTAATTAAATAGAAAGGCGAGAATAAAACTCGTTGCAAACGTGTGCATCACTCCTTATATCTTAACTGCGACCAACCAACCACGGGATCAACCACATGAATATCAACGAAATTGTCAGTATCCTCGAAGCCCGAGTGTGGATCACTCATATCGAATTTCTTTCGATCTCACCAGATGGCCTCAGTGGCACCCTTCGCTACCGCAATGTGCGGGCCGGGACGGTACACACGATGGACATCTCAACCACAACGAATGAAGGAATTTAGCAATGCCGACCTTAACGCCTGAAGTAATCGCCCAGAAGGTACTCGATCATGCACTCACCCACTGGAACGACGGGAAAGGGTGGGATTCAGTATATGAATGCAACGATGTTTCGGATATCGTCGCAGTCATGAAGGAGTACGGGTTCACCACCCTCGAACGCACCCTCGCGCATTACAAGGCTGACGCGGAAATGTGGGAGGAACAGCGCTCCAACTGCTATTGATGAAGGGGGCGATTTGCTTATTGCAATCGGTAAGTCGCCCTTGCTACCCTTCTCCTGCAACCACACCAACCACGGAGAAACAAAATGTTTATTTACGAATTCACAACAATCCATGGACCTACCCCTACAGTACGTTGTACTATTAAAGTACAGGAGCTTGACGGCACCTTTACTACTCGGGATGTATTCGAGCGCTCCCGCAAGGCCGAGCTTCTTCGCGACGTAGGCGAGGATTTAGGCTTCTTTTGCGATATTATCGAAATGGAGGACTGAGCCATGCAACCGAAGTACGGGTATCTCGTCTCTGTAACGAAACGTCTCAAGCCTTATAGCGAGGAGAGTGTGAGGATATATTACCTCAGTACAGCGCAGCAGTATGCGAACCGCTACGACAAGCGCATCCATACAGTGCAAATCTTCCCACTAAATGCGGAAGTACCAATCCGGGGCAGCATACTGGATGTAACAGCATAGGGAGAAGCGTAATAGCTCCTCGGGGGACTGTCTGTGGTTGGGCGGTCCCCTTCTTCTGTCCTGTTGCAAACGTTTGCAATCTGTAAGGGCGGGCGCTAAACTAAACATCCACCAACCACGGAGCGAATAAATGACACTCACGAATAACACCCTCAAGATGAAATGGTTCACCAGCGTCGAGCAACAAATGGCGTGGACTGAAAAGCACTTTCCCGGGTGCTATACTGATGACAACGAAATCTGCGATCCCACCCGCGATGAGGACCAGACTGTAGCGGTCATTAACAGCGTCGGCACCCTAGGTGTACACGTTACACCCCGTAACTCTGACGAGGATTTCGTCTACCTTTTCTAAATAAATACTGAAGGGAGAATCAGAGGGGCTTCGGCCTCTCTTTTTTACAGTCAGCAGTAAATGTACGCAGTAAATGCATATATGTAGGTGGAGGAGTTGTTGGAGTAATGTTGCCAGATCAATGTGCTATGACGGCTGGCGTATACCGGATGGGGTATGATGCATGGCGGTATAGCGGTTGGGATGTCGATAGGCATCTGTCAGAAGTGCTGACCTAATGTCGTTAGTTCTATGGTCTGTTGTAATGGAGCAACACTTTCTCACGAAATGGAACTATCTCGATTTTCTGTTTATTATCCCTTGCTTTTTTTATTTGCCCATTTCTCACATTATCGCTTGCATTCCGTTTGCATTGCGCGATTGCTTTTGCCTCTCATACCCTTTGCACACGTTTGCAATTAAACGCAATTAATCGCTTGCAATCGGTATGCATAGCCTTTATATAATAAGCACGGCCCGCGCTTCTGCGGGTCGGAACCAACCACGGAGCAAATCAAATGCCATCACGTAAAATCAAAACGACCGCCGCCAAGCCCGCAACCGCCAAGCCCGCCACGGCAAAGCCCGCCGTACCTGCGGTTATCGTCGCCAAGCCGTCGATTTCCGACAATCAGCTTAAGCGCGATGCCGCGACGATTACGGCGCTTCGTACCTCTTACGGCAACCTCTCTGCCCGCGACGATGCATACCTCGCGTTCTACCGTAAAGCGGCGGGTAAAACGAACGTCGTCACCCTCGCGACCATGCGCGCCGCCGCTACCGATACGGGTCGCAATCCGTTCTACACCGGATCGGGTAAAGCAACCGACGCGGGCGCAACGGTCCGCCTTATCAAAGCGGGTATGCTTACCGAAACTGCTACCGGCGAATATGCATTCACCACGGACGGGGCAAAGCAAGCCACTCGGGCGCATAACGCCGCAACCGGGACGGCCACACCTGCGAAAGCCTAACACGCACCACGCGACGCCATAGCGCACACCACGGGGGGGCATTTATTGCCCCCTCTCTTTTTGCCCAAAACCGATCACTTGCCTATTACCCCCACCTATCTCTATATGACTAAAAAATCCTACGAAATATTGTATAGACTTGATTACCGATTGCGGAAATGCATGTGTGCGAAATAATTGGAGCATATTTTTCTATATGGATGATTACGGATTTTGGGGACATACATAGGAAAACGTGCTACTATCGGGACATAATTACATAAGCGGGAACATTATGGACGAAAACGTAAGCATATGGGAACGGTATCTCGTTAACTCTGATCCAGAGGCTCCGGTCATAGCAAAACGGGTTATGGATATGCCGGGGGATACAGAAGAAAATATCGCGAATATGCTGTTCGCACTACTTAATGTTAGGGATCAACTATCATGACGAAAAAACAAACGCTTGTGGATAACCTATTGGGCCATCTGGACAATGGGGAAACCAATTTGCACAGGTTAACTAATAGGACGTTGGAAACCTTATGTGACGGGATGGGGATCGGTAAAATAAAAACGGCGATCCGTTACACTGAGGGCGAATTTACCACGATGGGCCGGACGTTCAAGACGTTCGTTTTCTCGTCCGAGGACGATGCGAATGCGTTTATGCTTCTGAATAAAAATTACGGCGTTCTCGAAGCGACGAGGGACGGGTCCGTTATTCATCTGGCGGAACATGCCGATAACGGCTTACCTGTAATCCGGTGGAAAAATACGGGCGTTGGCGTTAAGGAAGTGCCGTCGCTAAGTAATAGTCATACACGCTTCAAACACAGTGAGGCCAAAGCGCGGGTGGTACAGTTCGAATGCCCTAGATGCCGTGCGACAACCGAGGGTTGGTCCGGGTATGCTAAAGCCTGCACTAACTGCCGTGCGGTAGGCGTGCCTGACCGGATGATGCACGAGGTAAAACGCAACGTGCAATATAAATGCCCCAAGTGTACCGAGGGGGGCGCGGGTCCACCGGGCAGCAACTATAAATGCCATAGGTGCAAGGACGGAACGATTATGACGGAAATGCCCTCACCCTATAGGAAGGATCGAAATGAGTAACGAAATTACCGTACAACGTTTAGTCGAGGCCCTAAAGAAAGGGCAGGATGACGGAATGGCAGGGGGAGGGGATTGCCACATTAGCGAAGAGGCCGAGGGAATATACTGCTTGGATGGCTGGTTCAATCTCTCGAAAATCGTGGCGCACCTCAACGACAGTACTCCGTTTCTTTATCAGTGTTCGGAATGTGGCGAAACGCAGCGGCGTTCCGTGCAGACCAACTGGCTTTGCCCTAAGCTAACCTGCGGCGTTAAGTACCTAGTTGAGCTAGCCGAAAAACCACGCGCTGATGCTGCATACCCACTGGCTGTGGACGATTTTGTGTGGGACGAAGGAAAGCCTGATACCCGACCAGACTGTACGTGCGGTACACCTTATGACGTGCGGAATTGCAAACTACCGCAGAACGGGTGTAAGCAACCAACGTGATGAAAGGTAAAATAAAATGAGTAAGCCTAAAGCCAAATGGAAGACGTTTATATCTGGTGAACTTAAGGTCATGGTTACGAGTATACTTCAGGGTGTCTTCATTATGACTGGTATACGCCTTATGGCATGGTTACTGGATTGGCCCTTACCGTGGTTCCATATAACATGAATGGCAAGGCACGGGAATACCGGGGCTACTATGTGGTTTACACGTACGCCCTATGGCAGAGTGGCTATAACGTGTATGAAGCCATCGGCGAACTGGATGACAGTAATATACAACTCAAAAAAATCAATCCTAGGATGAATTGGTTTACTACGCCAATGGCGGCGGAACGTTTTATAGACAAGAGGATAGAAGATGCCGAAGAACAGTGAAGTCGAAGCCTATATGGCAAAGAACCCAAATGCTACTGCATGGGACCGGGCCGCTTTTGTGACAATACGTAAGGCGCATGAACAATGGGAAGGGATAAAGGATAACCCAGAATTCGCGGGTACGTATGAGGACATACTTTTAGCGGCGATATCCACTTCCCTCGCTGACGTATACACCAACAGTTAATTGCACACGTCTGCAAAACAATAAATAGGAGTTACAGTTATGAGCCGACACATACATATAGTTTTCGACGGTCCGCCCGAGACCCAGAGCGGCAGATTTATCGAAGTGGAAAACGACACGGGTAAGAGCATAGCTATTGGCTACTGGTACGAGCGCCCTGACGGTAACTGGGCACTGGTCATACCTAATGCGTTACCAAAAAAACGGTGGTGGGAGAAACTCCCCGGGCTACGGATATAGGTAGAAGATGACGGATTTTAATGGATTCGAGGAACGGGACCCGGGGCATGTGTACGCCTTGCCGGAATACGGAGAGCAGGGCTTTGTCGGCACCCATCAGACGTTGGCGTTTATCAAGCGATCTGGGGGACAGACCCAGTACGACGAGGAATGGGACGGGACAAACAGTCAGTCAGTGATCCGCGCCCTTGTCGCAAGAACGGACTACCTTAATAACGAAGCAGGCCCCATGTGCGTAGAGACCGCCAATGCCGAACGGGCATTACAGGAAGCCTACTACTGGTATGAAGTTCGGGCATGGCGTCGTAAGCAAGACAAGGTAAACCGAAAATCCCCAGAGCATGACGATACGGAAAGAAATCGAGCGTGGCGGGAATTCCCTGATGGAGTACCTTTTACCGTTGAAACTGTTATGGATTTGCCTCTTGGAGAGGACGGGCATGTGATACCCCGGCAAAGCGAAACCTAGGCAGGAAATATCGCGTTGCTTCACGTTGATTACCTACTTATACTCAACCTATAACAGCAGGATACATGCAAATGCTCACTCCCGAAAACGTAAGAAAAGCCTTTCATCTTCTCACTGAACTAGAGACGGTCAACCATGAAATTCGACCGGTGAAGACATTCACCATTCAACTTCGGGAATAGGATGACTGATCCAAACACACTTCGGGAATGGGCGGATAACCCCGCTGAAAACGGTACGTGTCCTATATTCCCAGACACATTGCGAGCGCTAGCAGATCGGACGGAGAAACTTGAGGCACTCCTAAAATCGGCGCAGTATTTTTGCGGAGACCCCTCCATGTCACCTTGGCTAGTCCGCTCAATAGATATTACCCTTAATACGGGAGTACCGGGCTGTATAAACCCCGCTATATGCAGTGGACGAGGAAACATATGCTCACGCCCGACATGCATAAATTATGGTCACAGGATATGACCTACTATTCACCCCCTAAAGAGATAGAACGGAGAGCGCTGGTTATAGCTATAGACAGCCACCGCGAATTAATCGAGACGTACAAGGATGATAACGGCAACATCATGCCCGACTTCGTAGTAACGGTTGATAATCTTATACGAGAGTTTAAGGACTTCAAGGAAATGTACAGAAAGCGACATATGTAATGGCAGATAGATATTCGGTAGAAGATGGGTCCGACTCCGGGCACTGCTGCTTTGACGCATCCGTACTTGACGAAAAAACCCAAAAGCCAAGAATTGCTATATGTGAATGCTTGGATAGGGAATCCGCTATTCGTATATGCAAGCTTTTGAACGATGACGATAAACTTCTAGGGGAACAAGCAGGATGAGTGTACGTGGAGAAGCGGTAGTAGCGAACCTGTTAGACGCAGGCGACGACGAAATGAGCCACGAAGCGGCTGAGTACATAGGTCATTTACAGGGTCTACTAAAAGAGGTACGAGAAGTCTGCTTCTTCGAGGATGACAATGGAGTGATCGGGGTAAGCAGCGAGGTGGTTATACCTAGCGATCTCTTCGATAGGATAAACGAAGAAGTAACATAGCGGGCGTGGTGGAACGGTATACACAAGTGATTTAAAATCCCTCGGCCCCTGAGCCATGCGGGTTCGAATCCCGCCGCCCGCACCACTTAAGGAGGGCTAATTGATGTTAGACTTTCTACTAGACTATGGAATATTGTATCTTTCTATACCTCTTGTATGGCTATTTCTTTATCTTGATCTAAGGGAGCATAGAGGCACTTTGGGGAAGACTGCCATACGGTTCAATCGTTGTCTGGTATTCTCTTTCATGATTGTCTCGCTAGGTACACTTGGAGCTATAATCTACGCGATTACCCCCTGATCGCGTACCATTAGAAGGTTACGGTTTTATCCTTGCACAAAATCAGTAATTGCGGTATATTAACCTATCTTAACAAAGCCTTACAGGGCAAGGGACATGCAATTATGAATAGTAACAGCTTACCCGAACTCGGGGATGAAGTACGTGATAAAGTTTCGGGGTACGTTGGAATTATGACCTCCCGAACGGAGTTTTTGAACGGGTGTGTTCGGTGCGGGGTTCAGATGGCTCACGTTACCGATGATGGGAAGATACCGGACCAAGCCCACTGCGATATTGAGCAGATCGAGGTTGTAGCCAAGGCAACCCCTGAAATCGCTGAGATACGCAAGCTCCCTGAAACTCGTACGGGTGGCGATAGACTAGACCCGCCCTCGCGACCTAATCAATAATTGCACACGTTTGCAATCGGACCCGTAGTTCAGTTGGTTAGAACGATCCGCTCATAACGGATATGTCGGGGGTTCAAGTCCCTCCGGGTCTACCAAAGGATACCTCTAGTGAACAAAGTATGTAAACGTATTATAGCCCACGTCGAAGCTAGGGACAGACGTTCCGAAGCGGGCAGGTTTGCAGAGAAGTACAAGCCTAAGCCTTGGCGGCGTCATTGGTTAAACGCAACGTACTGCGCAACAGGTTTCCTAGGTATGTTTTATATATTAGGGGGTTTCATATGAAACTGGTGATGCTCTACAATCAAGGCGACCCGGTACCTACTGAGGTATTGCTGGTCGAACAGCACGAGGTCATTGACGGTGTGCATTACATGCAGGGACGCACGATTAACGAGATGACCACCAGCCACGGACGTACCCGACATAAGGTAGCTGAGTTAGACGAGGACAGCGAGAAGCGGGTACGAGAATGGATGCGGCAGCTACAGAGAATACGATGATTATCCTAAAAGTCCCGGAGGGATATTCATTTGCTCGACTTAGTGTGATAGGCGCGGACGGTCCTTTGTGCGGACTCTTTGTACGTCACGTCGATGCGGAAAAGTTTTGGTTTAGCCGGGCGGCGTTGGTGTCTCGGATAAGCAGATGTAAGCGCAGGCGGATACCCTGTACGGAACTCGAAAGAGGTCTTGAGGTACTAGAACAAGAACTTAGGGAGCAAGGTTCGCTATGATTATTCGTAATAAAAAAGGGACTCGTATTAAGTACGTACACCCTACCGCAGGCTACCCCTCACACCAGATGGCCGCGCATAGACACCTTGTAATAGGCGAGGTGTACACCATTAAGGAACTGCACGTAGGCGGGTGGCACACGGACGTATACCTAGAAGAAGTACCGGACGTTAAATTTAACTTCGTCCATTTTGAAGCAGAAGATTGGGAGGAGTAATACTGTGTTCTACTTAATCAGAGACAGCCGCACTAACAAGTTTGTTGGAGGCCCCGCTCCTGCAATGCACAAATGGGTACCGCACATAAAAGACGCTAACCCATGGAGAACTGAGCAAGGAGCGCGTAATAACATCGAGTACTTCAAGGTTCACTTCCCTGACTCCCAACCGGAGATAGTAACTGCCGACTTAGTGGTTACCGGGGTCTGTAACAATGAAGCATAAACCCTTAACACGATCCGCCACCTTCAGTGAGGACGGTAAATATAGGTACGAATTAAGACGTACTTTACAGGTCGTACCGCTCGAAGACAGTCTAAAGGCTTGTTTTATAATGCTTAATCCGTCTACGGCAGACGGCTTCAAAGACGATGCCACTGTCCGTAAGTGCATGGGTTTTGCCCGTGATTGGGGATGCACCGAGATAATAGTTGTCAATTTGTTTGGATTTAGGGCCACCAAACCAGCCGATTTGAAGAAAGCTAAGGACCCGACCGGCCCACATAACGAAGCGTATGTATTCGAGGCTGTATACGAGACCCTTTATCAGAGAAATGAAGGTCTGCTTGTTGCCGCTTTCGGGAACCACGGCACCCTAAACGATCAGGATGGGGAATTCTATAACATATGGCTTGAGGAGTTAGGCGAACCCTTTATACAGTGCCTCGGTCATACGGATAAAGGCGCACCAAGGCACCCCCTTTACGTTTCCTACGAAACCCCACTTGAGGAATACACACCACATGGCTAAAAAGACAAGCATGGACGTACCCGCATGGCCCATAGGTTGCTCAGACCAAGCTAAATGCAAGAAGAACCTTCGCTGTGACTACATCGGTTGCCCTCACCGCATGAAGCAAAATCTCAAAGCTGAAATCAATAAACACATAGACAAAAAGCGGCGAAACGGGTAATATACTTACACGTTGCAAACGTCTGCAATGGGCACTTAATTCTAACGAACCAGTAGGTTTATGACATGCATATGCGAGATTTAGGATTAGAGTTTTCATGGCGGTTCTTCGTACTCGGAGTAACCTACTCCCCGCGCAGTAAACGCCTTCGCCTTCACATCCTACCCTTTGTCGCGATCTACTTTGAGAAGATCGATTTCGGCGTAGCCGATTGGGGTAGCCACACATGAAGCTCAAGCCGGAAGATCAGGGACTCGTTAAGCTTCTGCATGAGCAGGGGTATAGCAACATTAGGCGCTTGGATAATGGGGAGCTAGCAGGTGTATTTCCTTATATATTTACTGGGGGGCTGTGCGTTGGTCTGGGCGATGAGTCGTATCGGACACGTTATTGTTACGAGTATTTCTCTCAAGCTGTGGACGCTCTTAGCGGATGGGATGGAACCGGCGACCCGCCCGGACCGTGGCTCAAACAGAAGCCGGAAGGACGAGTAGGGCCGGGGTTAGCCAAATGAGAATACTAGTAACGGGCGGGCGCGAGTACCACAACTACGACGCCCTTTCAGAGGCATTGTATAACGTGCTGCCGCCTACCACAGACGACCCCGCTACATGGCTCGCCCCGGATGACACGGTTATCATCCACGGAGGCGCTCGTGGGGCGGATACGCTCGCGGACCAGTGGGCGATAGCCAACCATGTTGCCTTCGAACAGTATAAGCCTGATTGGACGGATATGTCCCAACCTTGCGTGGTTAAATACAACAATAGTGGGCAGTATAACGCCCTCGCGGGATTTAAACGTAATCAGCGTATGATTGACGAAGGAAAGCCTGATATAGTCCTAGCTTGCATAGGGGGTCGAGGTACCGCCGATATGATCAAGCGAGCCAAAGACGCAGGCATACCCGTTGTACATGTGGAGCCTTTAGATGAGCCTACGTAGAAGAGTAACCGCACCAGTTGAGGGAAACACCCAACTGGTGTTAGACCGTATGGTTAAGCGCTGCGGTAGTTTAAGCGCTGCGATAGATGATTGTGCAGAGCGGGTAGCGCGGTTTCACCCCTCAACTTTGCAGCATGCCAAGTGGAATACATACCTTAAGGGCCTAGCAGCCTACCGCGAAGAGAAACGCATGTGCGCAAAGTGTGATCAAATAGTACCGCAGGACGAAGGTATAGGCACCGGCTTTGCTATTCTCGATAACGGCGACAAGATTTGCTATGCATGCACGGCGGACCTCGACAGGGCTTATATGAAGAAAATGGGGGAAATAACCCTCTATCTCGTGGAGAATGAAGACCACGATAAGATACGGTTGGGCAACGCAAAGAACTGCACCCATTTTATCACCAATTGGCCTGCTAGTCTTAAGTTCCCCTGCTACCGGGTAAAAGAGGGCCGACATAATCTGGCGGGCAAAAGGTACGACGCATGGTTTATGGCAGATGGTGACGATTGGCATGGTACCAGCTACGGCGACAACACCCAGATAATTCGCTGTAAACGCAAGGGCGGATAGACTATAGTGTAGTCCTCATTCATGGAGAACCACTATGAAGTTAGCTGAACTTAAGAGGTACAAGAAAATGGCTTTATCTGTAGTCGCCACCGTAGGTCTTTTGGCTGCGTTCAGCAGCAATTGGACTGACATAGGTTTACCGGTCCCGGCCTCCCGGACATACGTGACCGAACACGTCGCGGGTATCACCGGAGAACCCATCGATCAGATAGCGTCTAACACACTGCAACTGTTACGCAAGGAAATTAGTAACAACCGCCGTGAGCTTAGAGAGTTAGAATCACGGCGTAACCGCACAGCGGGCGACGAAAGACGTATTGACGAACTTCGTGATGCTATAAACGAAGACACAATTCGGCGTTGCGTCGTCAAGAATAAGAGACTTAAACGAGCAAATGTAAAGTGTGGTAAATGAAATACATATCGGCCAACGGCAAGCGGGTAGAGATATCCGAAACCCTATTTGACTTCTTGGATGGGCTTGAACTTATCGCCGACTCTGGTGGAGACTTTGTTATGTTTAAGCCAAGCTTTTCAGAGGGACTTAACGCCACCAAAGTATCAGAATTACTTATCATCCATGAACAGCACATGACAGAGCGTTTCGAGGCTGAACTCTTCGTCTTGCGTAACCCAGTCTAACCGACTATATTATATATACCGGGCGGGTCGGTAGCACTTGCTAGACTCCCTCGGTTAGCGCGGCTTGTTTGCATGGGCCTAGCGCTTAGGGCGGCGGAAGATATTGGGCATTCCGCCGCCCGTTAATTTCAATAATTGCAAACGTTTGCAAATAGGGAACACATGAACACATTACCTTGGACAGCAATACACATTGAAAACCAATCTACCCCCACGAATTCGTGGGGAGTAACTTGGTTAGTGAACGCACCCGGGGCGCACATGCTATGGGATCAATATGTCATTATACTGATTAACCTAACTGAGGAACTATCCCCAGATATGCCACCCCCTAACATATATCTCAATGGAGCCACCCACGAGATACAGGTATGGGCGCTAAACCATACGACCGTAGGTGTATCTACCTCGGTCGTAATGGAGGACATAGCCTTACGTATGCTAACCCCCATGAACCACGGGTATCAGTTTATAGCCAAGGATGATTTCGGGGCTTTCCAGCGCCTTCAACAACTTATAGACCGCATGCTTAAGCAGGAATTCAGCCCGGATACGGACTACCGGGAGTTCTGGGATAGGGAGTTATTCCCGGACGGCGCTACTTTAAGGCGGGAGATTCAGCTACCCGTCTTTGAGCGGGAGGACGGCTGGTATCACCGGGGTATAGAGGAAGCTGATAAGATCGTCGGCCCATTCTCGGATCAGTCCACCGCGTATAACCAGTACTTCACGGCTATCGGCTAATGGTTAGTCCCCTCGATAGCATTCGGTCCTCTGTTGCGGCTATCGAGCAGTTAAGCACTGAGGAATGTGACTCAGCGTATGAGGAAGGGGTACGGGATTACTTGAATGGCGTTACTGCCTTTGATAACCCCTATATGCCTGAAGCAGAGCCAGAGGGTAAGTTTAGCCCACTGTATTACTCGTGGATGGCGGGCTGGTCTACAGGGAAATGCAGTGAAGCGCGGGACAGTGCTTTGTACGAGGCGTTCGATCCTTACGAGGCCCACGTATTACTTACACTTGTCGGCCCTTTTATTAAGAAATATGGAAACCATCAAGGGCATAACTGCCACTACGAGATTGTTTTACAACGGCTTTTCGGTATTCTTGGCAAGAAAGCCCAAACTGCGCATAATGTAAGTAACAAAAAGCTTTAATCCTATGTACCTATATACGATAATGCTACCTCGTCAAACGCGGCACCACGTAGCCGCAGGAGGTAAAAATGATACCCTGCCCCACTTGCTCGGAAGCAAACTGGCCCGTCTCGGAAGTAGCCTTGGTCGCGTACTTCAAGTGCCACAACTGCGGCACGGTACACTCAGAGGATTTGCACACGTCTGCAAAGGCCAACGATAATGCCCGACAGTTCAAAGAGACCGTTAACGGATAGCGATGTACGGTACGCGGAGTATACCGCACAGTTGTTAGTCGATGGCGATGATAACACTTTTATGCAAATCTCGAATTGTGAGAGCATTGCACACCTCGGCCTTATGGTTTCCGGCATTGTCGGCGGCGATAAGGTCGAGCGCGTTTTCCTACTAGACATATCCCCCATCTCAGAGGACGAAGACTCCGTAAAGCAATTCACGGAGGTTCAAGACGTGGTGGATGCCTATAATGAAACCTTCGGAGGAATCGATGCCAGCTAACAAGATTACTATGCCTATGGAGTCATTCGGGGTCGTTATGACCACCCTACGGGGCATTAAGAGCGCCACCAAGGGCAATACCTGTGGTCATGACGACATATGCAAGCACCCCGCCTGTGCCGCTACCAAGGACGCCTATTTCATGGCAGACAAAGCCCTCAAAGAATTAGCCAAAGTGGAGGCCAATTAATGCGCCCGGAAGAAATCGCGGTACGTACTTTTCATATTCAGTTCGGATCACCAACCAAGCCCCTTGGATATGAGGGCGAGCGTGATCACGACCATCGCAAACTTCGCCGGGAACTTATCAGCGAAGAAGCCGGGGAACTGGTAAGTGGAGCCTTAAACAATGATCGTGTTGAAATTGCGGACGGATGCGCCGACCTCCTCTATGTCGGAGCGGGTACGGCGGTTACATTTGGCCTTGAATGCGACGAGCATATCGCTAGAGGAGTTAGGGCAGCAATCGGCGCGGCTCTCGAAAATGTTATCAGAGTTCTCAACCGCGATGAAAGTGACGCCGCCCTTGGACCCGCCCTCGTCCACTTGGAAATCGTGACGCGTGGCGTCGCTGATTTATATGATATCCCGCTTGATCTGGTATTCGATGAAGTCCACGCTTCGAACATGACAAAGATGGACGGGGACCATGATGGTCGGTGCGGGGTCTACGCCACAGATGAACACCCTGCGGGGCCGTGTGACTGCGGCGCTATTACGTACAACGAGTCGGGTAAGGTTATCAAACCGAAGTCCTATACTCCTGCGGATGTAGTCGGCGTACTACAGAAATACGATGCCGCGAAGAATACGTAACCCTAGGGACTAAATATATGTCTATACGTAAGCGGGCGGCAGTAGCCTCCGAAGCAAGACTAAACCGATCCCACCCTATGTTACAGCCCGGGCGCTCAACCTGTACGGCCTATAACTTTATCCTTACCCACCCCGGGTATACGATGCCGGACATAACCAATGGAACAGGGATAAACCATCAACGTGTCTCGGACCTCGTACGCGAGGGGCTTGTTCGGTTCGAAGGAAACATCGGGAACCGTAAGTATTACGCCGAGGATGGCCCCGCCACTAAAGGTATCGGGCGGGATAGTCTTGAGGTAGAGATTACTGTTAGCCGAAACATTCACGGGCAGTATTCCATAAGCAGTAAGCTGCACGGGCAACTCCCCGGGGCTACCGAAGGCGCACCCGTAACGGTATTCACTAAAGCAGTAAATGTACATGTACCGTTACGCGATGAAGGGCTGGAAGATACTTCAGCATTGACTATAGATGCGGACTTCTATATTATCCCTGATTAGTAATCACATAATACTTAGGGATTTTATCCATGATATACGGAGTTATCGGCCTCCGGGACTACAAGAATAAGGAGTATGACGACTACGGCTATATAGCCGAACGCTTAGGCACCTTCACCGATATGACCAAGATGGTCTCGGGCGGGTCCAAGGGAGTCGAAATACTGGCCGAGCGGTTCGCCACCGACACCGACCTTGAATTTGAAATAGTCAGACCCAACCTGCAACTCTATGGCGCGGCGGAAGCATTTGTTATGCGGAACGCTGACATAGTGAGCAAGGTTGATGCCCTTATCGTATTCTGGGACGGAAATCTGCAAGCAACTGTTGGTACGCTTACTACTGCCGTCAAGAACGGCAAAGAAGCTACCGTCATTCCCGTTCGCTGACTTGCACACGTTTGCAAATTCATGCCAGATATTTATAGGCCAAAACTTCGCATCTTGATTGACCCTATCTACGTGCAGATAGCCAACCTCTCAAGCTCCTCAACATACCATAAGTATGTGTCCCTTGTGCGCGAGCTAACGCGACGGGGACACTTCGTGTATTGGTGCGTACCCGACGCTAAGTACACGCCAAATGACATAGAGAATAACCCCAACGTAGGTATCATTCGCACCAGCGCTATTCAGGATCAGTTCCTTATTGACGGGCTAGTTACGGACGAATTCTTCAATCTGTTTAATCGCATGGCGGGCAAGTACCATATCGATGTGCTGTGTACGTCCCGCACTTCCATAGCCCTTTACCTCAAACGGCTACTGGAGCCGCCACGGTTTCACGACAACGACAAGAACTACACCGATAAGTCTTACGGACTACCGGTAGTGACCATCGAAGAATTCCCACAAACCCGGGAGCGCCAGCATTCCAGTAAAGCCTATTGGATGATGCAGTGTCAGGGTTACCTAGGCTCGGATAACACCGTGTTCCTCTCTGACCACAACCGGGAGGAAGTAACGAAAGAGATGCAGACGTACTACCGTACCTCGGTCGTCCAGAACTGGGTAAAGGACACGTCAATCATACCTGCGGGAGTAGAGTGCGATGAACTCGACAAATACGTTGACGATGACAGATGGAAAGCCGAGGACGGCTTTAATGTTATATCAATCGGACGGCTCTTTGGCGTTTCTTACATGGAGTATATCCCGTGGTTTGATTACCTGTACAAAATGGGTCAGTCGGATGTATCTCTCACGATAAGTCTTTCGGGCGCGTTGTCCGGCCCTATGAGAGCCAAGCTTACGAACATTGGGTTCGACATAAAGAACAACGTCGGACGGCAGTTCCGGGTAATCGAGAACAACCCGCGAAAGAACTTCCTAACCATGCTCAAGCGCTTCCACGCCTTCATAGTACCGGTTAGCCACCTCGACCACCCAACGGGTATCTTTGAAGCCCTATACCTCGGTATACCGGGCATAATGCCCGTCTCCGACTACCAAAGAACGTTCTTTCCCGACTACCCGTTCGTAATCAAGCCAAAAGACAAAGTGGACTTACTCACTACGTTAAAATGGATCAAGGAGCATAAGCAGGAAGCTCGGGATATGGTCGCCGATTGGAGACCCCGTATCCGGGAGCTATACAACGCACCTGATAACATCGCGAAGTTATCTGATGTTATCGAGCATGAAGCCCGCGACCACGTTAACCGCTTTAAAACCAGTAAAGGGGTTATCGACCTCTTGCGCGATCTAAAGGGGGAGTCCTACGAATTTAGCGATGTGGTCACCTACCTACGCGAGAGCGGATGGATGGGCGTAAGTATCGGTGATATGAGTATACGCACCACCTTCACCTATGGCATTAGTTCTATCCATCATGCCATGCATATTGTCGGGTACGTTGATCCATGCGATAAACCTATTCCGTATTTTGTCCGTAGGGATATCTACGACAATCGTAAGCCTAAACGCAGGAGACTGAAACGTGGCGGTAAAAAAACGAAAGAGTAAAAAGAGGTTGCACACGTCTGCAAAGCTGCGGACAAGCAAACTCAAGGTATTCGATATACCGGTAGACAACATCGTTTCCTCCGAGGAAAACCCTCAAGAGATGGACGACACTACTTTTGACCAATTGGTTGAGGGTATACAGAACGAGGGGTTCGATGAACCGTGCCTTGTTATGCCTGTGTACGACGACGACGGGGAAGCCCAGACCGGTCAGTACGTCATGGTGTCGGGTCACCACCGTATGAAAGCCTGCAAGGTCGCTGGAATACGGGAGATACCCTGTATTATCAAGGAAGGGTGGGACGAAACCGCCCGACAGATCGCCCTCGTTCGCCGCAACCATCTTCGCGGTCAGCTAAACCCCGAGAAGTTCACGAAGCTATACGACGAACTTGTTAGAAAGGGTCTCGACCGGGAGGTACTTAAAATACAGCTTGGCTTTACCAAAAAGGACGGCTTTGCCAAAGTATACAAAAGCATAGCGGATAGTCTGCCCCCCGCAAAGAAGCGGCAGATGGAGCAAATGAAGGAGGAAGTCAAAAGCGTCGATGATCTCTCCGGTATCATCAACAAACTATTCAAGGAAGAGGGATCGAAGTTAAACAGTAATTTCATGGTTTTCTCTCTAGGCGGTAAGTCGCACCATTACTTTAAAGTGGACAAACAGGTCCACACTCTGCTAAAAGATATGGAAGCAGACATAGAGAACCACGGACTCGATGCTAACGATGTATTTCAGGAACTACTGTCCAGCCGCGTAGTCGGAGTACAGAAAGCCAAACCCAAAAGGAAGAAACTAAAATGACCAGTTTCGAAGTTAAGGAACACTACGCACCCGGTAAGGATGAACCGGTTTATTCCCTCGCGCTGCACCTCTCCAACAGGGAAGTACAGCCGTTGATATTCGGCGCGTCCTCCACAGATGAGGTCTACAAGCGTATCTCGATGATCAAACAGGACGCCAACATCGCAGATATCTTCTTTACCCCGGGTGAAATCCTGCCGGTCGAGTCCACCCCCGAAGAGGTCGAAGCCTATGAGGCGCTTAAACTTGCCGCGCAAGATGCTGAAGAATCCGAAGCCGGTGAAGTGGAAGATGATCACAATCCCACCGACGACATCGGCGATGGCAGCGAGGGTCTCGCAGGCCCCGTTGCAGCGGGAGATACAGGAGGCGTTTCAGATACCCTCGTCGCTGCTCCAATAATCGAACGGATCGCGGCTCTCGTACCCACCGCCCGTGGATTCAAAGGGCTTATAGCCACTACAAGGGCGGGCCGTCTCCGCGATAAGTGGGTGGAGACGCAGCTTGGTGTTAAGGTGACCGCTGGTGAGATCACGGCGGGCATGAAGCTTGCGGAAGATAAGCTCACAGATGGCTAAGGCCAAAAGACGCCGCCTCCGCAGAGTTAAAGTGGGGGCGGCAGCACGTCCAGCAGAATTGTCTCAATCTGAAAGGGTTGAGAATTCGCATGTTAACTACATTAATGCGCACCCGCGTTTTGACACGCTGATAGGTGCGCTACGCGAAGGGATAACGGTACCTGAAATTGCCTCATGGTTTGCCCGGTCGGGCTGGCTGCACTCGGTAACGGAGAAAACCTTCGTAGGATACATATACACCTACAAGCGTTTGAATGCGTCTATGCTTAAGGACACCAGTAAGTCCATTGATAGCCTCGTTGACGCGAACAAGCCCAACGTCGATGTTGAGATCGAATTAAACCGGCTGCTACGGCTACAGAAGCTCCGGTTAGGCGTTGATGTTAAGCATGAGATCACTATGGATAAACTCATGCCTAGCACGGTTAAAGAGGTTGAAGCTACACACAAGATACTCGAAAGCTTAGGTAAAGTTACGGGTAAAATAGCTAACTCGGCAGGCGCGGCTGCACTAGACCCCAATGCGTCAGAGAACACGGACAATCTCCGTAGGATAAAAGAGGACGAAGGCCAACGGGATAAGATGTTATCTCTGGTCAATGATCTAGCGGGGGCGGTTGTAAATGCCGGTCAGAAAGCGACTACCACAGCATAGGCGGGTTCCCCAGAAGTCTATAGCTGATACCGATGTCTCGTTTGACGAGAATATTTACCTCATACTGCAAGGGCTGATCGATGAGGCCCAACAGTTAGACGATCCCGATACGGCGGAGCTATGGCTTGACGCTATATCGGATTTCACACGTAAAGGTAACATTGAAGCGCTGCTAGAGGCTTGCGAGTGGCGACGTAAAGTCGTTCCTATGGAAGACTTCATGTTTGACCCCACCTATCTCGGGATGGGTGAAGCACAGACATTCCCCAAGGTTATCGAGGCATGTGTAGAGCTTGATACCGGGAAGTACACTGAAGCGGTCCTCAAGGGCGCTCTCGGCACCGGCAAGACCACTATCGGCAACATCATGCTAGGTAGAGACGTATATAAAATCTCGTGTATGCGTCACCCCCAGACAACGTTTGGTATTCAAGCTAAGTCGTCTATCGTGTTTACCATACAGTCGGTTCGATTTAATACGGCTAAGAAAGCCGTCTTCGAGGAATTCGGACAGTACCTTAGTAACAGTAGCTACTTCCGTCACGTCTACCCCTACGACAGAAAAGTCGTTAGTGAGATGATGTTCCGTGAACAGAATATACGTATCATCCCTGTGACCTCCTCAAACACTGGCGTTATCTCTATGAACGTTATCGGCGGCGTTCTCGATGAAATGAACTTCATGCAGAAGATCGATAAATCCAAATCCTCCCACGCTGATATGGATGGATCATTCGATCAGGCCAAGAATCTGTACAACACATTGGCCAGACGCCGTAAGACTCGGTTTACCCACAAAGGGGAATTACCGGGTACGCTATTCCTGATTTCATCTTCACGCTACCCGGATGACTTCACCGAAGAGAAAGCGGCAGAGTCCACTATGGAGGGTGGTAACGATCCGCGCATTTACGTGTACAGCCATTCCCAGTGGTCAGCGAAGCCACGCGATACGTTCATGGATGAAGACTTCCGGGTGCAGCTAGGCAATGAACAGGTACGGTCTAAGGTACTCGCGATAGGAGAGCAGGCCATTGCCGGTTCGCAGGTCATCGACGTTCCTATGGATTTCTATAACGAATTCGTTAAGGACACTGAGGGATCACTGAGAGATTACGCGGGAATGACCACGCTTGCATCCCGTCCCTTTATCACACGTAGAGCAGCTATCTACGAATGTATTGAAACGGCTAAACAGTATGGGTATGTTAACCCATTCAATCTTGAAGAGTTCGACCTTAGCCTAGGCATACCTCGACCTAACACAGATAAGCTGCGTACGGATATCGATATGTTCCGCACAGCACATATCGATCTTGGCTTAAAGAAGGATGCCGCAGGTATAGCAGTCGGGCATGTGGCCGGTACCAAAATCATAGAGCGCGTTAATGAAAAGACCGGTCAGGTGGAAATCGAAATACTGCCAGTAATCGGTATCGACATGGCCTTGCGCGTGGTACCTCCACCCGGGGGTGAGATCGAGTTTGCGGATATACGTAAATTCCTAATGACAATCCGGGACGTACACAAACTGGATATCAAGTATGTAACGTTCGATGGTTTCCAATCCGTAGATTCACGGCAGATACTTAAACGACATGGGTTCCAAACCGGGTATCTCTCCGTCGAGAAGATCGAAGCATACCGGGCGCTACGTGATGCTATATATGATGGACGGTTAATGCTGCCCTCCCTAAACTACGTTACTAAGGAACTGGCAGAACTTGAGATCGTACTTACGAATAATAAAGAGAAGGTAGACCATCGCCCCCAAGGCACCAAGGATGTCGCGGATGCGGTGTGTGGTGTAACTAACTTCTTGCTTAAGCGCAGAGCCGCTTGGGCTGACCTCCGTACCTATGGAAAGCCCGGGCTGCACTTGCTAGGCTCTAAGGGACCTATACATGCCAGCGAGGATCAGCTAGTCACGATGGATAAGCCAGACAGGTCTAAAACCAAGAGACGTTCTATAAAGAGACGCAGCGTGGACCGACGTTAATACTTGACACAAAATCGGTAATATGCGAATATACGTAACACTAAAAAGCGTATATCTGTCACATGCAAAAGCTCAAAAGAAAACGGTTGCAAACGTCTGCAAAGGAAAGCGCAACGCTTACCCTGCGGCCCACACCTTTCGACAAGGAAGGTAACGTTAAGCGGGCGGAACTCTTGTTACTCCGACACTGGTTAGTCAGCAACTTCGATGACGAGTTTACAATCTTCATGGTTGCTATGGAACTTGACGTTCACAGGTCGGTAGCCGAAGAGTGGGTACACGCCTGTCACCGCAACGGGCTACTCGATCCGGGATGGTTTGCGGGCCTCGACACATACGCATGTAAAGAATTGGATGATATTCGCCATGTGGACGTACAAATTAAAACCATGGATTACGACCCATGGATGGATCGCAAGTGGGACACTCGATTTTACATTGATAGTAACCATCCTTATTTTATCGACAATATAGCCGACAAGTATTTCTCGGCCTTCACTGACGAATGGGAAATGTTTACGGGTGAGCAACGCATACGACCGAATGGTAAGACGTTCGTACCTCTAATCGATGGCAGGGAACTTAATGACCACCCGATCCACTTCCCCAAAGGACCTAAGCACTGGCAAAAGAACGGGCGTCCGCGTCCGCCCCCGCAAGAGCGGGAAAGTGAAATCGATAAAATCTGTTCCAGAAAAACAAAACGCCGGAAAGGTACTGGTGCGAAAGCGGGTACGATTAAAAGCTGGCAAAACCTCAAAAGAGCCGGAAGATGGGACGATTGCCCAGAGAATGTCTCACGCTTTAGCCTTATGCCTGAAGCACAACTTGAAGCCGCCGCAGCAGATACTAAGCCAGATGCAATCGATGATAGGGAAAAAGCTCCTATCCGCATCGGTCGAGTTAGACGGAGGTTCTGATCTTGATAAGCGAGGTATTACAATTATTTGTGATATATATCTCGCTAGTAGCTATCTCTATTACACTATGGATGTATCGGTAATATCTGATGGTCTCTACGATAAAATCTGCAAGTACCTACTCGATCACGTTGACGATATCCCCCCGTGGGTAGACGTTCAAGCAGACAACCTTCGAGCGGGTACGGGCTATGACGTAAAACTAGAGGGCAGCTTTCTAATGGGCACCCTATATATGTATGACTTATGGAGCCGACGAAATGAGAATTCAGGAAGCGCTAGACCTTCCGCTAACGTTCGAAAAACCCGCAAACGAGTTAGAAAAAAACGTAAACACAGCGTATGACGCCATACCCGACAAAGGCTCGGTCAAGGAAGTCTACGTAGCGGAGCAGGCATACGAACAAGCCATAGCCCTGTATCTGTATCGGGATATACCCCCACGCGATATAGATAGGGACGAGCTATTACGTATCAGAGACCTCAAGGGCAAGAACCAAGATACGGTCGCATACGACTACAAGGTTAAAACAACCAGCCCGGTTAAAGCGGCAAGAGCCTTCTGCGTCGATTGTCAGGGCGGGCATATCCAACTCATAACTGACTGCCCCTCATTTAACTGCCCCCTGTGGTCATTCAGGATGGGTGTGAATGCGCTATACGGTCGGGTACCTGATGCCGACGCTGAAATTGTGGATGAACCTATATTCGAGGAAGATGATGGCAGTACGGAAAAGAGTTAGCACCGGGGACACAAAGAAACTTCTCGCCACAGAAACCGTCGAGGAGCATGTAGCCTCCGAGTCCGCTATACCAACACTATCGGTTGTGCCAAGTAAAACCAGAGCTTCGGCTTACAAGGCGATCACGCATATAGGAGGGTTACCCCGCCCCAACAAAATGCCAGTTGCCGATTTACTCGATATGGTACGGTCGCCTAACGTATCGGATAACGTCGAAACCGCTTACCGAAACCGCGTTAAATCCCCTCTAACCGCCATACGCGCTTATTGCGTTCTATGCGCGGGGGGTAGCCCCAAAGCCGCCACACAATGTTCCTGCATCACCTGCCCGCTGTGGCTTTTCCGTACGGGACGGAACCCGTATTCGCGACGTAAACCATAAGTTGACGCGACCCGGCTTGCTGTGTATTGTTTGCATACGTTTGCAAATGATCCCTAAAGGTACACAGCATGGCGAAACGCCGCAGAATTTCGGGTACTCGGAAACCTAACGCGCATAAGAGGCTTTCGAGGCACGTCAACAAGTCTACCCGTCCTCCGCTCCGTACTCAGTCGGACGTTAAGGGCGTCACGTTTCCTTATGTGGAAATGTTGACCAAGGCAGAGAACTCGCAGCAGCTTGTCGATCCCTTCGAGAACTTGTATGAAAGCGGCACAATAGCGGAGGGCACTCGCCAAGCCCTCAAGCCCTACTATGATTTTCAGCGACTTGCGATTCTGCCTCATGAGAACAACGTCCTGAAGCAGTGCATCGAATCGTATGTTACCAATATCGAGTCGCACAATCACGTCCTCGAATACATTGGCAAGGACGGCGGTGAACAGGACGACGATGTTCAAGAAGAGAAATCAATCATTAGTTCATTCTTGGTATGCCCGGGAATGGATATCAGTTTGCGCGAAATCCGGGAACGCTCACGGGTTGACTATGAAACTCTCGGAGGATGCTTCTACGAGATTTCCCGCAACGAAGCTGCCGAGGTAGTTCACCTAGACCATATACCGGGCGTACAGATGCGTCTCACCACCCGAGACGCGGAGGCCACGCTATCCACCGTACGTATACCCCACCCGGACGTTGAGGGGGAGTTTATAGAGAAGGAAGTAAGCCGACACTTCCGGCGCTATATACAGAACGGTCCACGAGGTAAGAAGGTATACTTCAAAGAATTTGGTGACCCCCGTAAGATAGACCCACAGACCGGGGACGAAAATGATACCCTCGACATAGAGGACGAAGCCACTGAGGTTTACTACCGTTACCAGTATAGCCCCGCTTCCGTGTATGGTTTCCCCCGCTGGATCGGCAATCTGCCCGCAATTCTAGGATCACGGGAAAGCGAGGTTGTCAATCTGAACTTCTTCAGAGAGAACGCCATTCCCGCTATGGCGGTGCTTATATCGGGCGGTGCGTTAACCGATGATAGCTTTGAGCGGGTAGAGGAGTATATTAACGCTGTGCGCGGGCAAGACTCCATGCAGCGCGTTATGATCCTTGAAGCCGCCGCTGATGAGGGCGCGGGCGATATCGAACACAGTCAACCGGCCCCGAAGATCGAGCTAAAGCCGATGATCTCGGAGCGCCAGCAGGAAGGGCTGTTTCAGGACTATGATCAGAAGAACATGGCAAAGGTACGGTCAAGTTTCCGGCTTCCTCCTATATTTATTGGTCGCGCCGAGGATTATACTCGTGCTAGTGCATTCGCTTCTATGATGACTGCGGAGAGCCAAATCTTCTCCCCGGAACGTGCGGCATGGGATGCCTTTATGAACAACGTCATACTATCGACATATGACGTAAAATACTGGCGCTTCAAATCCACGGGTGCGTCACTGGCAGAACCCGACACCCTTTCGAAGATGATCGATAGCTTCGGCAAGCAGGGCGCACTCACACCTAATTCCGTTATCAAGATCGCCAACCAAATGCTCGACGTTAAGGTCGAACCGGTCCTTGAGGATTGGGGCGATATACCTTTCGCAGTAATCATGGAATACGTTAGAGGGGGCCGGGAAGTCGAAGGGCTTGACGACTTCCTTATAGAATTAGACCTCCCAGAGACACCGCCAGTACCGGCAAACAGTAACGGTAACGCCCCTGCGGCCACGGCTGTTACTAATCTTAAAGCTGACTTAAACCGTATTCGTGACGATCTCATGGAAGCGGTTCAAGAAGGTTTGCAAACGTCTGCAATTGGGGATTAAAGAAATGGGTAAACAACATGATGACACCAAAGGTAACGCCTCCGAAAACCGTAAAGCGTTCCGGGAAGCTGTCAGGGCCACAGCGAAGTTCCGGGCGCGCAAAGGGACTAAAGCTGTCAAGGTCCGTGGTTCAAAATCTAGGTCAATCCTCGAAGGAATTAAAGCGGCTCGGTCTATCACGGATAAAAAAGATATAAAGGATGCCTCGGTTGTACGCATGGGAATGCGGATCAACAAGGTAAACGAGGATAAGCGCGTTGCGACCGGCGAGGTCTACGCGCCTGATATCATCGATAGTCACGGTGACATGATGGAGCGGGAAGACGTGGAGCAACTTGCCTACGACTTTCTCGCCAAAGGTCTTAACGAAAAGATCGATATCATGCACAATAATAAACCCGCCCTTGCAGTGGCAGTCGAAAGTTGGATTGCCCGGGCGGGTGACACGGAATACACCGAAGGCTCTTGGGTCATGTCAATCCGGGTCGCAGACGACGCGCTCTGGGATGACATCAAGGTAGGCAAGCTTAACGGCTACTCCATGGAAGTCATGGTTAGCAAGGTTAGCGCGGTTGTAGAGCTATCCATCATGAACAGCATGTTCGGAATTACAGAAGAAAACAATGGACACGACCATGTTTTTTATGTAGAGATGGATGATAAAGGTAAAATTATTGGTGGCCACACTTCAGAAGACGACGACCATATGCATAAAGTTAGGTTCGGAACAGCAACCGAAAATGCCGGTGAAGAACAACACAGTCACAGGTATTTCATACCGTAGGAGTTAGCAGATGCCTCGTTTAGGCCCTCGGATTAAAACGGTAAACCGTCAGGTTCGACTGTTGAAGAATCCCGAACCCCGGTTCGTCTCAATCGTTGACCACGGGGCGAACCAGACACCGTTCAGCACACTGAAGCGTGTAAAACCCGTAACAAGTAAGGAGAAACCCCCCATGGCCAAGCAGCGCAAGCGCATTCGGCCTCGTAAGGCTTCCAAAGGTGAGAAGGTCGCAAAGCGTCAGTCGGAACATGCGATCAAGGAAGTACTATTTTCCGGCGAAGAATTCGAAAAGAAGTCCGACGTTAAGTCGTGGCTTACGAAAAACGAATGGTCCGATCATTACAAGATCACGGCCAAAGGCGACGATTTCATCGTGTCGGACCCCAACCTTGACGACGAAGATTTCTCCAAAGGTGAAGACCGTGAAATCAAGGTCGAAGACGGCGTTACGGCCAAGATGGCTGTCCCGCTGTATGACGCCGACGAAACGTCCGAAGACGACGAAGGCGAAGACGACGCCGACGAAGCACGTAGCAGCAAGGGCCTGAACGACGATATCGATGGCCTCGAAAGCGACGATGACGACGAAGACGAGGAAGACACCGAGCAGAAGTTGGACTCTGATACGTCGAAGAAATTCGACTATTGGGGTGCATACCTTTCCGGTGGCGATACCGTCTCCGATGTTCTGAAGGACGCAATGTCCGATGGAACGCCCCCCGGTTTTGACGAAGTTCTCTTCGCCATGAGTAAGGCCATGGGTAACGCACTTAAAGATAACAGCAAGGACCTCAAAACCAAGCTGGTCGATGCCGGTGAAGCCGCCGCCGAAGTTATATATAACGTTCATGAAGCCTTCTCCGCTATTCTCAATGACGACGAAGCAACCGACGAAGCGAAGTCCCACGCAAAGGGCTGGACGGAATCGGTCGAGAAAGCACTTCTCATTGCCGACGAGGACAAAGACGATACGTCCGAAGACGACGAAGAGACCGAGGAGGACACCGCGTCTTTGCAAACGTCTGCAAGCGACGAGGCTTTTGGCGAACTCAAATCGATGCTGAAAGGTATCGGGGATCGTCTGAGCGAAGTCGAAGGTAGTGTGAAGGATGCCAGCGATACGGCAGACTCCACCGCAAAGCGCGTCGAGAAGTTATCCAAACGCGCACCGAAAGCCAAAGCCACCGAAGCCGATGGCGATGTACTTTCTGTGTCGGGCGAGGATGATGGGTACGACGAAGAAGAAGGCGTCTTCGAAGATTACGCATTCAAGAACGTTCTCGGTCTTGGCGTAAGCGATAAGGCTCCGAAACTCCGTCACTGATACCTTTATTTTCATGAAGTAGCATATAGAAAGGGCAGCTTCAAATGCGAGAGAAAGAACTAATCCGTCGCGCCGACTTGGCGCTTGGTGACCTCATTTCAAATGGTGGTTACATGAACGCCGATCAAGGAACGCGGTTTTTCCGCAAAATTCTTGACCAGCCGACAATCCTCAATCAGGTCCGTACCATTCCGATGCGTCGGCCCACAACTGAGGTCCACAAGATCGGGTTCAGCAGCCGGATCATGAAGGCCGCGAAAAACTCCGGTTCGCAGAACAGCGGACCTTATACGATGGGCAATCGTGCGCCTGACCGTTCCGCACCGACGACCGAGAAGATCACGCTGACGACCTCGGAAGCCATTGCGCAGGTCAATCTGCCGTACGAAGCAATCGAAGACGCCATCGAAGGCGGCGGGATCGACGGGACGCAGTTTGAGCGCACCATCATCGATCTCATGGCCGAACGGGTCGCACTTGACCTTGAAGAGTGGCTTATCAACGCCGACACCAACTCGGCGGACCCCTACTTGGCGTTGCAGGACGGCATTCTCAAGCGGATGACTTCCAACCTCGTCAATCACAACAATGCCGCAGTCGATCCGAACTTGTTCGCGAATATGATCAAGGCATTGCCGACCAAGTACCATCGTCTCCTGAACAAGTACAAGTATCTTGTCCCGACGACGAAGGAAATCGACTATCGCATGCAGGTCGCACAGCGCCAGACCAACTTAGGTGACGCCACCCTCACGGGTACGGCACCGGTCGCGGTTCTCGGTGTGGCGATGCAGGCGGCGTCGGAACTCCCGACCACCACGATGCTCATGACCATCCCCAAGAATATTCTCTGGGGTGTTCAGCGTCGGTTCCGTATGGAATTCGACCGCGACATCGAGGAACGTCTGATCAAGATCGTTATCACCATGCGCATTGGTATCCAGATCGAAGAAGAGGATATGTGCGTCAAGGCGATCAACGTCGGCTAACGGCATTTGCGGTTAAAGATAGAGTTATACCTAATTCGATACCACCACCTGTAAACCTAACTAAGAGGAAACTGTCACATGGCAGCGAGAAAATCTAAAATTAATACGGCCACTCTTGTTCGCGGGCGCGTCTATATTTACAAAAATATGGAATACCTTCGCGGGCAGGAAACGCCGGTTGACGAAGATACCGCAAAGGAACTTGAGGTCTTGTCGGAAGTAACGACAGACAGCGACGGTGAAGAGTTCGACAAAGCCTACTTCGACGTGGAATTCGACGTGGACCCGAAAGGTCTCGATGATGACGACAACGAGGAGGACGAAGGGGACAAACGCCGCCGTAGGATGAAGAAGTCCGATGTACGGCCTAAACGCAGGCCCACACGGAAACGCATTCCGGCGTAGGCTTCAGGCACATGTCACAAATAGATGGGCGGAGGCGCGATATGCTTCCGCCCATTTGTTTTATAGGGATTAAGGTATGACCACCAAACTAACTACGCTTGATCTTGCTAAAGAATTAGCCAAGGTAGGAAACGACGACTTCAACGACAGGCTCCAAACCCTGATAGGCGTTGTATCCTCCGATATCATGCAGTATTGCCGTAGAGACTTCGTAAAGCTCGCCCGTACGGAGTACTTCGACGCACCAGACCAGCAGTTTGACCGGGGCGTTAAGATATGGGTTAAAGAAACTCCTATAGACTTATCCGCGACCTTCGAAATACGGTATAACCGTTATCGAGATTGGTCCGACACCACTCCCCTTGAGAATATCGCAAACCAACCGGACCTCTACACTGTTGACGTGGATAAAGGACTTATCATTCTCCACCTCAATACATGGAAGGCTCCCCGCTCAATTCAGGTTACCTATACCGGGGGGTATGATCTTGACGGTGATCTGCTTGCTTCGCCCATTGATCTGTCTTACGCATGCGCAGCGCAGGTCGCATTTGAGTTCGACCGAGAGATCAACAATGAAATAGGGCGCACGGACGAGAAAGCTAAAGGTGCCGACGCAAAGGTATTAGCAAGCGCCATTGGCGGCTTCTCCCCAGAAGCCATGAAACGCCTTAAGGGGTACAAAAAGCTACTTGTTGGTCGTCATGGCTAAAGTAGACGTAATCAAGCTAAAGCTCCCGACCAGAGCTAGGAAATCTCTCTTACCCGCAGTAAACGGAGTTAGTATACTCGCGCTTGAGAAGAGGATGGTACCGCGCATGCGGCGGGCCATGGACGATTGGATGAGTTCTGCGGTACGGGACGCGCTCAAGACGACCAACCTTAAGAGACGCAGCGGACGTATGCAGAAATCCCTAAAAGCGGGGGTTAGAGTAACCGGGGTTAGCATCAATAGCCTTAAGGGCGTTATCCGGGGCGAGCCGTACGTAGTAATACACGAGTACGGGGGTACTATACGACCTAAGCAGGCTAAAGCCCTGACCATACCACTGCCCGCAGCCTTAAGGGCGGATGGGACACCTAAGAGACGCGGCCCTAGGTCATGGAAATCCCTCGGTACCTTCGTGTACAAGTCTAAGAACGGTAATGCGTATATTGCTTATAAACAGAAGTCTTCGGGCAAGCTCATCTTGCTCTATTTACTTGTAGACCGAGCAAAGGTATCCGCCCGCCTTGGGCTACGCAAAGCCCTTAAGAAACGTCAAACTGAGTTGATCAATTCCTTCGGGTATATCATGGCTACCGAGATGCGGCAGTTTGACCTACGACCGGGTTCTATTAAGTTACGGGTTGCCCGGGCGCAGTTGGGTAGAAACTTCAGACCAGTGAGGGTCTAATGGCAAACAGTATACGAGAGACGGCGGTTCAAGCTATCATCACAGCTATTCAGGGTATTACACCCGATAGCGGGGCCACCCTCCTATTCAAGGAAGTACGTCGAGGGGAACAAGAGGGCGTACGTGTACAGTTCATGCCTTTTGCCTCCGTCGAGGAGGGCGAAGAGGAGGTGGAGCAAATGATTACCTCCCGTATCGACAAGCTACTGCCCATCATTATCCAGTTTCAGTTCGCGGTAGAAAAGGGCGTTGACCATTTCGAACGTTTCAACTACTATCTAGCTCACCTTCAGAAGGGTGTTTTAAGTGATTCAACGTTACTAGCAACGGTCATAAATATAATAGAAGTCGGTAACACCCCAGAGATAGACGTAGAAGAGAACACAGCCGGGGGCTTCCTAATACTACAACTCAAATATCGACATGAACAAATCGATCCGTTTACGCGGTAACAAGGAGAGCCACTATGGCTAAGAATACTCAAAGGAACCCGGTATCGCGCAAGGATACCACTTTGCAAACGTCTGCAACTACGGGCGAGAGCAATAGCGATCAGAATGAGGATCAGGCAAAGTCTGCGCCAGAACCGGCTAAGGTCGTTCAGAGTACCCCGCCACACGAAACCGGCGGTGGTACATTCACAATTGGTGAAGATGGCGTACGCCGCAGGGTGTAAGCACAACACAAGGAGCTAATCGAACATGCCTACCCTTAATCCTCTACTGACGGCCCGTACGCTCGTGCTGGCCAAGATTGAGTCTACCTACAACGTTGATGCCGTTCCTACGGCGACAGCCAATGCAATGCTTGTGTCGGACGCCGACATTCGCGTGGACTCAAACGTCCTTGAGCGGAACAACCTTCGCGCCAGTATATCGCCTACAGCGGTTGCCATTGGCCGGAAGTTGGTTACCGCCACATTCACCCATGAAGTTAAAGGCTCGGGTACGGTCGGTACTGCGGGTAAGATCGGTACGCTTCTGCGCGCCTGTGGTTTTGCAGAGACGACCATCGCAAACAATACCGCTGCGGTTATCAGTGACGCCATTCTTGGTGCCTCAAACACCGGTACAGTTACGTGGGCCAAGACCACGCTACCTACCATCCGATATGGTCGTTATACCGCGAACTGTGTCACGGCGGGTGCCTCCTCGGCGGCGCAAATCCAATGGACCGGCGTTCCCTATATCGAGTCCGTTGTATCCATCCTGCCAAGTTTGGTATATTCGGCGGATGTAACCGGATCGGCTTCAGGTACAGCAGTATGGACGACCTCTGACCTCACAGCCCCGTCACTGGCCCTTGCGGGTACTTATTTGGCGGGCGAGAAACTGATCTTCGTCGCAGGCGGCGTATCCTTCCATATCGTCGTTGACGTAACCGCAACGCCGACCTCGGTTGGTGACCTCCTCGAAACTGCCATGCTCGCGGATGGCCGCTTCACAGGCACCTCCAATACGACCGGCACAATCACGGTTGATTTCAGTACTGCCGCTGGCGAACTTACCCTTACCGACGCCGCCGCTATTGCTATGGGGCTTTCGACCGGCGAGGTAACACCCACGGTTGGTGTTGATCTTGTGGTCGGGGATACATGGGACTTCGATGTACGTCGCCCCGGCGTCCAGTATGACCCGATATCCACCGCGTTCGAAAGCGCCACGATCTATATGTACTTCGACGGTATCCTGCATAAGGTTACCGGGTGCATGGGAACGATGGCCCTTGAGGGGGAAGCAGGCAACTACGCTTCCATATCGTTTACGTTTACCGGACAGTATACCGCCGTCGAGGATGAAGCACTTCCAACGGGGTCGGTGTTTGAGCAGACTATTCCGCAGCAGGTCGAGTTGTCCAATCTTCACGCGGGCGGCTTCCGGGATATGCACGTTCAGTCGTTCAACGTTGACATCGCCAATGAAGTTACTCCGCGTGACTCTGTTAATCACACGGACGGCTTCAACGGTGTTACGATTACGGCGCGTAACCCGACAGGCGGGATCAATCCCGAAGTCACGCTTGAGCAGTATCACGAGTTCTGGGCGAAACATACGGCGGCAACCCGGATGGTGTTCCACGCAGGTATTGGTACAACGGTGGGGAATATTGTGCATATGCAATCCCGCAGCGTCCAGTACTCCACGCTTACGTACGCTGATCGTAATGGCAGTCGCACGTATGACGCCGCTTTGCAGTTCTCCTCCGCATCCGACGACGGCGACGACGAAATCCAGTTCGTGTTCGCCTAAGTCTTAATGTTCGGGGTAAAGGTGATTAGAGGGGGCCGGTTGGTCCCCTCTTTTCGTTTAGAGACATGAGAGCTATAGTATACCTAATAGTTAAACCTACTGGACACCTCGACGGCGAGGGTGTAGAGTCCGTCATTCTCATTGATGCGAAGCTAACAAGCGCGTCAGCGGACACAGTAGCGGCACGACACCCCGGGGCGATAGTCCAAAAGATGACAGCGGACAAATTCCCCGATTAACTTTGCAAACGTTTGCAATTGCGCATAACAGCAGTCTAAGGAGGACAGCAGTAATGGCACTTAGAGGTTTATCTCTCACCGAGACCACTGAACATATCTCCATGTACGATGAGGTTCAGGAGCGCGATCAGGGAGCAACCGTGTTCACCCTCGGCGCTCTCGACGCAGATACCCGCGCACGTATAGGCGACCGCGCTATGGTCATGCAGCAGGGCCTAGACGGTAATAACATGTTCGTTAATTCCGGCACCCGTGACCTTGAGACGGTACGCTTCGGCCTTAAGGGTTGGGTCAACTTTCTCGACAAGAACGGAGTGGAGATCGTATTCAGTAAAGTCACCATGCTGGTCAACGGTAAATCCAAAGAATGCGTTGCTCCCGAGTGCCTTGATGCACTAGATCAACCTATCCTTCAGGAATTAGCGGGCCGTATCATGGAACTGAATTCGGTCAGAGCGGAAGAGGCAAAAAACTTAGAAGTGGAGTAATTGCGACCCGTCTTTACCCCACCTACGATTGCGCGACTTGCTCAGATGATAAAAAACGGGAGAGAGGGTGCGAAGTAGCCGCACCTTTTCCGTATTGGGCGGATACCGATGGTACTACGCAAGACAGATGCCCTCGCCGCCCGATGCTAGATGAACCAGCGTACTTTAATCTTATCTTTTCTGCTTATGCGGCATACAAGGAAGGCTATTTACCGGAAGAAGGCGGAACCAATAGCCAACCTGCTAAGTTCGTACCCTTAATGACTATTGTGGACTCCACTGTCAGTTATTGTACCGACGCAGAGGATACACAGCGAAACGTTTCGTCAGGCGGCGAAAGCCTTTTAGGGAGAGAATAGTATGGCCGATCCGGGATCAAGCGGAAGAACTTCAGGGCGTTCTCAGGACGTTAGCTTTGGCAAGCTAGCGGGGGAACTACAGAAAGCCTCATTCCACTTTGCAAATATGGCAGGCGCGGCGGCGCTGTTTGCCGGTTCTATTAGAAGCTTCCGGGAACTTGAAAAGCAATTAGTCTTAACGAACTCGGTTGCCCGTGGTACCGCCGACGAATTAGCCAAAATGGAAAAGGCAGTTCGTAAGTTTGCCCTCGCGTCCACATTCGGCGCGGCAGAGGCGGCAAGCGCCCTGTACTTCTTAGCATCAGCCGGTTTCTCAGTAGAGGAGAGTATGTCCGCCATGTCGGGCGTTCTCGCGCTCGCACAGGCGACGTTGCAGCCCGTTGGTAGCGCGGCGGACGTTGTTGCGTCTAATATCCGGGCGTTTGGCTTAGAGGCTAAAGACGCCTCCCGCATATCTAATGTCTTCGTTGCCACTATCAGTAAATCACAGGCGACACTAGATAAGCTTGCGTTCGCCCTCAGACAGGCCGCACCGGTAGCCGCCGTCGCCGGAATAAGTCTAGAGACTACCGCAGCAGCCCTCGGGCAGTTGTTCAACGTTGGTCTACGTGGCGAGCAAGCGGGTACCGGTTTGCGTAACCTTATTGTGCGTCTGGTTAACCCGGTCGGTGAAGCGCGGGAAGCGTTAGCTCAGATGGGTATAACCACTACTGATTCATTCGGTAGAATGCGCGATTTCCAGACGTTGCTCAAGGAACTCGCTGAAAAGAATATGTCACAGTCCACCCTAGAGATCATCGCGGGTACAGAGGGACTCGCCGCCCTTAACGCCGCCATGAAAGCTGTGTCGGGGAATAATCCCTTCGCCAAGCTTGAAAAAGATATAACAGGTACTCAACTCGCAGCTATCATTGCTGGCGAGCAAATGGCCACCCTAAACGGTTCTTTCATAAGAGCGTCAAACTCTGTGACGGAAATGGGTATCGCCTTGGGCGACGTACTAGCCCCGGAACTGCGGGATGTGCTTGACGGATTTAGCTCCCTCGTTAAGGAGTTCAGTAAATTAACACCCGAGGCCCGTCGATTTACAGGGGAACTAATAAGACTCGGAGCGGTGTTGCTGGCTATTGCGGGTACCGTGAAGATTATATCTGCCTTCAGGGGGGGAAGAGCGAAAAAGAAAAAGAAAAAAGAGAAAGCGGACGCAGACCCCACGGGCGATATAATCAGCAAGCTATCAAAAGCCGTGGGCACTGCGGTTATTGGCGCGGCGGCAATCGAAGCGATCTTCGGGGAAGGAAACTTCGGTATAGCGCAACGTAATCTTGAGGACGAGTTTGATCTTAGGACAGCCGACCTTGAGGCCACTTCAGGTACCGCGCTAGAGTTGTCTCAACGTCTGCAAGGTTTACGTGAAGAGCAGGTAACCCAGATGCTAATCCTCGGCAAAAAGAGGGAAGCTCTTGCAGAGAGAGGGCGTAAAGCTTTAGAGGACCTTAATAGGTTAAACGCACAGGTATCCATCGTACCGGGACCGTACGGCGTCGGCAGAGTACGGCAGGAAGCGGAAGGGATTGAAGAAGCTAGGCGCGAAGTAAGACTAATCGCACACTTACTCTTATCAACCGGTGGCGATCTGGATGAATTAAAGAAATCGTTCGGTAAAATTACTGATAAGATAAACAGCGTAACACGAAACTTTAATCAAGATATAACGAAGTCTCGAGATACGAATACCAAAGCGGCTACGATCTTATTCCTTGATAGTAAGTTTAAGCCCTTTGTCGAATTCGCGGATAGACTAACCGTCGCTGCGGCTAACGCCGAGGCTGCGGTCAAAGGCACGGCTAAAGCTAAGTATGACGCGCAGATTATATCCTTAGAGGCAGCGAACAAGAAACTAATCGCGGACATTGGACGTAAAAACGAAAAACTGTTCACTGATCTGTTTGCAGCCATACAGGCGAATGAGGCGAAAGCCTCTAACTTCACGAAAGATATCCGTGCATTGTTCGAAAGTACGGAAAGCGTATCGGCTGAACGTCTGTCGGGTATACTAGGTAAGGTTACCAACCCCTCGTTACAAAAAGCATTGAGTAAGGCTTTCGAGGCACGGGAGATAATTCTGCTATCGGCCAAGAGAACTAACTCAGCCAAAAGAGAGAAAGCGGCCCAAGACTTTAAGAAAGCAAAAGCCGATGAACTCGAAAAGTTTATAGATGTAACCTTTGAGGCCAGCCATCGTTTAGCTATAGATATACTAAAGCGACAGATCGAGGACACAGGGGGAACACGGGCGCAGCGTGACGAGCTTATTAGACTTCAGGTTAATCAGGAGCAAAATGATCTTGAGAAAACCTATCTTAAGACGTTACGTGACCTAGACGACAGTGGCGCAAGTGGGGTATCAAAAGCGATCTTCGACGCCCAAGTAAACGTTATAGCCATGCGGCTTGCAGAAATCCGTAAGATACGGGAAGCAGCAGCGCTTAAGGCGCAGCAACGGGCGGAACGTACCCGTGGGGTTACTGACTTCACCGAGGCGTTAAGCTTTGGCAATCTAGCGAACTCTAGGGCGGGTGCGGCTTTTGCTCAGAATGGCGGGAACGTTGGTGCGGCTGTAGCTGCGGATACGAGTAGTTCGGTAAGTTCACGCGAGATAGAGCGGGTTACGGCTATAGAGGCTATTAACAAGCAGTATGATGAGCTATCTGATAAGATAACCGCAGCGGGTGGCTCCTTGTCAGACCTTAATGACGAACGCAGAAATGCAATTAAGGTTGAAAATGATC